GTTGTTCAGCAAATTATCAATAGAGATACTTGTGTGGCGACCTTCAACGATTGTTTCAGGTGAAACATTGTACTGCATAATCAAGTGTGGATACAATGAGTTCAAGTCAAACGACACAACCCATTCGTGCATACCAACGATTGGGTCTTTCACATAAGCGCCAGCATACTGTTCGTCTTTTGGTGTGCGAACATTCTGAGGCACAACAATCTTTTGCTCAATCAATTCGTTATGAATCAAAGTATCCCACATGCGTACTTGCGTGAACACATCGGTGTAATTAACTTTAGCATCGTATGCCAGCGCCAGCGCCATATCAATCAATTGCATCTTAGCGTCAATACGATCCACAAGTTCAACGTCATGGATGTTATACTCAATAAACTTTTGAAAGTTTGTTTTGTATAACTGATGCAGACTTTCAACTTCAGAGTAATCTAGTTTCTTTTCACCGAGTTCGAGAAACGCAATGTGATCTAGTTTAAAACTTTCTTGTTGCGAGTAAGTAAACTTCTTGTACAATTCAATGTAATCGAGAATAGCAATGCCAACCAAATCGAATGCTACTTGTTGTTTGTTGTGAATCGTAGTTGTACGTTCACCAATTCTACGAAATGGAGATAAACGCTTTGCAGTATTTTCACCCATGAGTCTTGTGATACGATTGTTCAGATATGGAATATCAAAGAACTGAATATTCCAACCAGTCACAATGTCTGGTGACGTTTGTTCCCACATTTCAAGAAAGCGCATGATAAGATTGTTTTCATCACGACATTGCATGTATGTTACGTCATTACGATGGTTATTGAATTCACCACAACCAAACACATAGAAGTGTCCGTCTATCTTAAACGTGATAGCAGTAATTGGTTCGCTTGCAGATGCGGGTTCTGGAAAGCCATTCTCAGAGCCAACCTCAATATCGATGTTTGCAATTTTAATTTGTGATGGATCATAATCTACTTTACCAGGATACGCTTCATTGATGTACACGTAGGGAAAGTTTGTTGATCCATATACTTTGAAGTTGTCAACATCTTCATATCGTTTCATAAACTCTGTTGCATCACGCATTGTGCCTTGTGCTACAGGCGCAACTGATTGACCATCCAACGTTCGATAATCACCATCTTTAGATTGTAGATATAGCGTTGGATTGTATTCGACTTTATCGCTGAACCTCTTGCCGTTGTTGTATCCACGAACAAGAATTTGATTGCCGAATCTAGAAAAATGCGTGTAAAATTTCATTAAGTAATAATGCCTTGTTTCTTTGGCAGGACAATTCCTGAACCGTATATCTCATTATACTTGTTTTCAATCTCAGGCGCAACTGTAACTTCATAAATTATGTTGGCACGATTAATCTCTACCACTTTTTGTTCAGAGAAAATAAGCATTGGTTGCATTTGCAAAGATGCTTTACCTTGAGAGTTCATACCGATAGCGAGAACACATGGGTTTTCAATTCGATATGCAAGTCCAAGACGTTCTAGAACATTGCCAACAATTTCTTCACCAGTTGACAATTTTAAAATTTTAAGTTCACCGTTCATAATATCTCCACAATTAAAAAGGGGGCATTGCGCCCCCTTGGTTTATTTAAAACGTTCCGCTTTATGCTTTTTTATTTCTTGAATGGATTCAAGAATAGAAGCAAAAATTGCTCTAATCATTTTCATACTACATCGTCCTCTGTCAAGAATTGCTTAGACGATTTCTTAGTTTTAGATTCTGCATCCTTAACTTCAATCTTCTTTGGCTTCTTGTGTTCTGGAATGATTCGTTCCAAAGCAATCTTCAACATGCCATTAATCAAAGCGGCATCTTGAATTTCGATTTGGTCATCAAGTGCAAATGTGCGAGTGAATGCACGATTAGCAATACCCTTGAACAAGAAATTATCGTTATCATCTTTTGTATTACCAGAAACAATAAGTTTATTATCTTCTAGTGTGATATCGATTTCTTGTTTACCAAAACCAGCAACAGCAATTTCAATGACATAAGTATTGTCACTAGTCTTGCGAATGTTGTAAGGTGGGTAGTTAGGAATATTCTTAGTTACATCATCATGTATTTTTGCTAGTCGATTGAATTGTTCATCGAAACCAACAAAGAATTTATCAAAGTCTTTGAAACCTGGACCGCCAAAGATAGCGGGAATTGGTGTGTGTCCCATTTTATATCTCCTCTTACTTAGTTGGCGAAAATGCTTTCTTAGCATCAAAAGTGTATGCAGACATGCCAAGAGTTGTAAAAAACTTATTGACTTCTTCTGCTACTGCTTTTGCGTAAGCTGTTTGTGCATCTACAAAAGTATTGAGGGGTTTCGCAAGTTCTTCATTCTTAACGAATGTTTTGACGAATTGCTTTTTTGCGCCTTGAAATGAATCGATGGCTGTATTGATGTTGTGTAACATAGTTTCTCCTATTAAGCGAGTTTAAAAAAAAATTCGATACCCCTAAGGCGTATCATTAATCCTGCTTACTGAATACAGGGGTACCATATCGTTGTACCAGCGTTAGACGCTCCTAAGGTAGAAGAGCCGATTACGTTCCCATCCCTGAGATACGTTTATTTATAAGGCTTAAGCCTGTCCAATCATTCTACGTGAAACAAAATACGTAGTATTTCCTTCTGTATTGGTTGCTGTGCGAACCTTGTAACCGCATTGGCGCAAATCGCTCATACGGGCACGGAGATTCTTAACACCGAACAATGCACGTGCTTGCGGTGCTGAAAGGCAACGACCTGTGCCACGCAAGTAAGAGATCAAGAGTTCTGTTTGTGTTTTGCTAGAATTTACAAATGCCATTTTATATACCTCATCAAATAATGATAAAAAATTTACTAAGAATTATTTCTTAGCTTCTGCTTTAGCTTCCGCTGGTTTAGCTTCTGCTTTTTTAGCCTCTGCTCTTTCGGCTTTCTCTTTTGGAGTAATCACTTTGGGACGTGGTTTATCCTTAGAGTCTGCTGAAGGTGCAGGTGCTGGTGCTGTTGTTGCAGGTTTGTCGGCAGGTTTCTTTTCTGCTGGTTTGTCTGCCGCAACGGCAACTAGGGAGAGAGTAGTCAATACTACTGCTGTCAATGCTTTAATGGATTTCATAGAATCTCCTAATTTGTTTTGAGATATTATTATCTCATACCTATTAACGTTTGTCAAGTCTTCAACGTTGACTTGAGCATCCATTGATGTTTTTTAAATGCATCTTGTCGTTCGGCTAAGAAGTTACTCAAACCATGTTGATGTTGTTCTTCGGCAAGTTCATATGCACGTTCAATACTATTTAACAAGATTGGTATATCAGCATACAATCTTTGCACCATTTCTAATGCTGGTGGCACTTCACCTTCATCTTTAACTTCAGACAATTGAATAAATCTGCCTAAACTTCCTGGTGCATATGCATCTAACGCACGAATTTCTTCTGCAATCTTATCGATACTACCATAGACTTCTTCATAAACTCCACCAAACAAATCGTGATATTGTTTAAAGTCTGGACCGGTAACGTTCCAATGATAATACTGTGCTTTAAGATAGAATGCAAAATGATTCGCTAAAACAATCTTAGTTGATTGAATTAATTCTTCCATTAGATTGATTCCTTTTTCTTTCCGATATTGTACTTTGCTGTTAACGACCAATCATCTTTTTCTTTGTAAGAAATGATTTTAATCTGTGACAATGGTGCAATTGGTTCTAATGAAGTTTTAGTTACGATTTCAATTAGTCCCCACTCAGCAAGTAAATTCGCAATAGTGTTTCGCCTTGCAAGATCATTATCTTCAAAATCAGTAGGCTTGCCGTCTAGAGCAAATAGTTCTTTAAAATGTACAATATAGTATTTACCTTTTTTGTGTAATATGTGGCAAGATTGATAGAGAGTTTTGTCTTTTCGAGATGCTACGCCAATTCGGGTTAAAGTCTCTTTAACTTTAAGAAAATCATCCTCTTGTTTCAATCTTACTTCCAATAATTCGTCAATGTTCACCGCCATTCTTTTTCTCCTTGGTTTTCAACCCACCTTTTTCTAATTTTTGTCTCATAATTTTGAGTTGATCGGAGGTTAAGAGATTTTGAACTTGTTTTGCTTTCGCATAGCTGTAACCAAAACATTCTGAAATCACATTAATATCCTCAACTTTTTCATTTTTGAACCACTTGCTATACCGCTTACGTGATCGTATGGTATTTAGTAAATACAAAAATTGAGGTTTATTATCTAAAAGGTGTTTACTATTCATTTCATTTGCATGAAAAATAGTATCAGGAAAATAAGAAAGTCCTTTGTTTACAAGGTACGCATTATATGCTTTTTCTGCTAAATCATCATTATCAGTACCAACCATAAGATTTTCTTTTGATTGGCTGATTGCGTTAATAAAATCAAATGGACTCAATGAACTCATGCACGACTCGTTGTCAATTGGGATAATTGCTTTAGTGTTTCTTTGTCTGTAATCTTATGACATAGTGTAACACCTTCTTGCTTAATATTCAAGAGAAACATCTGTCTGCCATGTCGGGTTTGAAATGTGCGCCACTTTACTTTACTAGGTTCAACAGTATAAATGTTGCCATCGTATTCACGATTTGCGATATCAGTTAAACCCAATGACGGTACTGCAATGAATACAACAAAATCTGCATTCACACATTTCAAATATTGATTTGGCTGAATCGTAAATGCTTTTTGCACGTACCAAGGCACTTGCGTTTTAACTTCAACAGTTGCGCCATTGACAGTCATATCTTTCACTTTGTCAAACGCATCAAGCGAAAGTTTAACATCGTATCCCTGAGAGCGGAGAATTTCACTCAACAGAATTTCGCCATAGTTACCCAACTTAACTTTCTTTTCAATTTCGCTAATCATAATATATCCTTACTTAAATTCACAGTCCATCATAACTTCAGTCAAGAACGCAACAAAATTGATTTCTTGATCCACAACAAATGCAGATTTGTAC